AAACGGCACCTGGGCCTCTATGCAGGCCTCTACAACCTTCCTGGGGGTCATGCCAGGCACCCGTAGGTCCGCGGCGCAGCCCAGCCGGTGCTGAGACGAATCTTTGGAATTCACCGCATCATTGGTTTGTTTATTGCGAAACCCCGAGTTGATCATTACCGGCTTTCCGCCCACGGCAGCCTTAACATCCTGGAGCAGCGCAGCCAGGCGCTTCAGGTTTTCAATTTCTTGTTCGTTGGGGGTATTTTCCCATCCGCCTCGAGCGGCCGCGTCCGAGCGGGTAAGTTCTTCGAGAGTGAAGTTTTGGGATAAGTTCATTTCTTCTCCAATAGGTCATCTAATTGTTTACTCTTTTCCTTGGAACCGGCGCTAGACCCAAAGTAATAAGAAAGGATCTGGGTTACCGCGGCCGATAAGACACCCAGGATATAGATCAAAATGTCTTTAGCGGCTGGCTTAACTTCAATAAAGATCAAGATTGCAAAGAGAATAAACGACAGGGCAATGACGCCTAAGCTGAGTATTGAGTTGATGTTTTTAGTTATTGGATGGACATCAGCGGCAGCCATAGCAGACTCGCGCCCGCGGGCAGAGTCTCGGTCCTTCATCTCAATTTCCATCTTTTTGACATCTGCCTCAAGCTGGGCCAGTTCACCCTTCTGAGCCATTTCCATCAGTTTTGCCTGGGCCTCGGCTTTTGCCTGGGGGTCGGGCATCACACGGTCCAAGACCTTTTCGCCAATACTTAGAATTGCTGCCAATGGGATCATTTCTTTTCCTTTGCAAGAATTGCTGACGCAATTGATAACATGGCCCTGGTCTGGTCAAGATCCGCAGGCGGGGCCGCCCAACCAACCGTAATCTGGCCAATGAACCGGCCGCTTTCCGGTGGAACGCTTACTCGGCACCCGTAGGTCATCCCCTTTTCGATGTACCAAAGGCCGATTTCTGACTGTGCGGTCTTGTATTCTCCGCACGGTATCTCATTGGCCATCATGGCCACCACATCCTTATTGTTTGATGCGTTGCTGCTAAAGAGCCCAACATCAAGCCCTTCCATGCTTTTTTCTCGACCTTCCTTGGTGTATGCCCGAAACAAGGTCCGACTGTTTGTTATTGGGTTTACTTTGAACACGGCGACAACCTGGGCACCAGTGTATTTGAACAGGTGCGTTGCCGCATCATCAATTCGGCCTTCAGCAATTTGTGGCAGCTTCTGGTGTTCCCGATATGTTCCAATGATTATGTCTCGGTTGTCGTGGAGCATATAACCGAAGAACGCCAATACCGCCATCAAGATCAATGCAAACAATTTGAACGGCGAGTCTACATACGCCAGAACCTTGGTTAGGGTATCCTGGCGCTCACTCATAGATGGCCCTTATAAATGTAATACAGGGTGACTAACAACGACGAGAACATCACCGCATAAATTTGAACCTGGCGCCACCGTTTTAGATCATCGTTTAATTCTTGCTTGTTTGTTCTGGCTTCGTTTTGCATCTTTTCTTTTAGATCCAAAACCTTGCCAAATTGTCTGCGGCCCTCATCCTCGCCAAACTGCTGGCAGAGTAATTCTTTGACCTCATCTTCCATTTGTTTTATTCGATAGAGCCTTCGCCATTCCGCCATGGCGGTCATAATGGTGATTTCGTCTGTCTTGGTCTTAGTTTTGAGCTTGTATGCCTGGCGGGCCTTTAGTTCTGCTACGCCAAAGTTTTGAATAGATTCAACGGCCGCGCTTATTTCCTTGCCGGATTTAATGGCAGACTTTATGCCTTTGGTGGCATTCTGTGCCGCCGCAATAATTGGGTCGAGTTCCGCCATAATTCATTTGTCCGCCTTGTCGTTTAGCCTATCAAAAAACGATGACATTATGCTTTCAAGTTTGTCAAACCTAGCAATCATCTCTATGCGCACCTCTTTTAGGTCATCTCGGCGCACATAAATTTCTGGTAAGTCTTTTTCTATTTGATGGATATCTCTGCGCAGTTCTTTAACGGAATCCCAAATCTCTCTGGCAAACCATCCAACAACCGCAATAACACACCCCAGACCAAGATTTATGAGTGTTTGCCAATCCATTTTAGGTCTTCATAATGTAGCAAAGCGCGTAGTACGGGGGCAAATTAGCGTTTGTGCCTGAAGTTCCTGCCGATGCGTTTGTAACGGTAATTCCTGTTGTGTTAGTTGTTGTAACACTAACACTTTGTAAAGAAGCGCCATATATATTACCACCCGGGCCGAAACCTTCATTATTTGAAAATCTTGATGCGCTGTGATTATGTCCGGGGTCAGTCACAGTAGTCGTATGCGTGTGGCTTACAACTATTGCATCCGCAGAACCGCCGGTAGCGTCTACCGCGTAGGTAGAACCAGCGCCAACAATAAACCGGTCTCTCAGGTCAGGCGTTCCGTTAGATCCGTTACACAGGACGTAGCCCGCAGGGATAGACCCAATCGACCCGGACCATAAGAAAATACCGCCAGCAGGAATTGGTGTTGCAGCCGGTGGCGTTGCGCCAATAATCCCGTAAAGGTTGTCGTAGGTCTGGATGGTTACGTCTGCCGAATCCTTTAAAATAAACTTGTAGAAGAACCCTTCAGTCAACCAGATGTCGTTAGGAGGTCTACCGCTTGTTCCTAGAATAATAGGGTTAGCGTTAGCCGTAAGTCCTGAGCTGCTGGTGTACGTTGCCAAAGGCGTAGTTGATCCAGCCTGGTATGTATAAATCTTGCCGGCATTTAAGGGCAATCCATCGTTATTAAAAAATTGAAAACCGTTTCCTATTGGTGAGAGATTGACTGCCATGTTTATTTTCCTTTTCCAACATCTCTAAGGGGAACCATCTTTTTCTTTCCGGCTCTTAACGCAGATTTTTCCATAGCTTTGACTCCGACTGCGGTGCCTGCCGTTCCTCCGGCGCCGCCACCATACAATGCGCCTGTTTGTCCGCCAAACAAACCGCCGATGCCAGCGCCAATACCAGTTCCAACAGTTCCCAAACTTCCAATTACACCTAATTTAATTAAGTTGCTGGTTTGGATTGCGGCGCCAGGATAAGCTGGGTCGTATTTAAGAATATGGCCAGCATCGTGCAAATCTTTTACCATTTGCGCAATTTCTGGGTCTTCCATCAAAATGCCTAATTTCTTATTGTTATTGTTTAAATAATCAGTAACATTTTTGGCATTCCATTGGCCTTTGTTTTTGGCGCCTTCTTCCAAAATACGGTTTGCCAGGTGACCTTTGATTTCTGCTATGGCCAGGTCTGCCTGTGGCCGCACTTCGTCAGGCATTTCTTTCAACAGTTTAATAAGGTGGCGCTGCTGATCCACGCTCATGGTCTCGACTGTTTTGGCTATCTTTTCAATAGCAACGGAACGATTCATTGGAGCCTTTGGGTCGTAGTCCATGATTTTGGCTACGCCCTTGGGGTCATCAAATAATGTGCGAATTTTAGTTCTGATATCGCGGGCATTTTTGTATACATCTTCGCCGGCGACTTTTGTCACATCATTATCAATTCTATCTTTTATTCGGCCAATAAGATTAGACCGCTCATTAGACCAATTTCCATTTATATATTTACGCAAATTTTCTGCTTGATCAACGGTCATCGGCTTAATGCGACCATCCTTTGTAAGCAAATCAGCTTCTCTTAAATGTGTTTTGATGCCGTTTCGTAAATCTATAAAATTTTGGTTAACAACAAAATTTGAATTTGTATTTAAAAAGTTTTGCAAATTAGTTGGGTTTACTACCGGTTGTCCCGCTGCAATCTGTTTAGCCTGGTCATAAGCCTGGCTCATTTGAGTTTCTAAAACATTTTTAAAATCATCAAACGGTTTAACAATGGCATTTCCGCGGTTGTATAAACTGTTTTCATCAAGTCCAATTGATCCGCCGGTACGGCGAATAATTTGCTCTCCAAAGTTTTCTAGTGCCGCCCGCTCATTAGCCAAGACATCTTTGTAGAAATAACCAATTGGCGCAGATGCTCTGCTGGTTTGAAATTCATTGGACGCGGCAATGCCATCCCCAAGAATTGAAGATTCTCTTGCTTCTGGTAAACCAATCCGAGACAAGACCGCCTTTCTGGCATCTTGCTCTGATAGGTTAACCGCGCCTTTTGGGGCATATCTAATTTCTGGAAATGGTGTTTGGGTTGTTGGCGCAGGCATCGTTGCAGTCTTGACTGGCGGGGCCGGCGGCAATCCAACGGCACCTCGTTTTGCATTTAGCTGCTCTTGAAATTCTGCGTAAGTTATTTTTGGTTTTGCCGGTGTCGGCTGCGTTGTGGGGATTGTCTGCCCTGGAATGGCGCCTTCAATTTTTTCGGCTGCTTTAACCGCACCCCTTTGGATGGCCGGTGCAGCTTTAATGCCACCGCCTGCAACCATGGTTCCCATCATGTTTTCCACATCTTGGACCGGCATTCCGGTCTTCTCAGCAATCCACGCAGCGCCCTTTTGAAAGTTCTCGCCAATAAAATCAGTAATCCGGCGGCCAACCTCTCCCTTATATTCTGGGGTTTCCGTTATTCCCAAAGTGCGGCCTAATGGCTGCTCAAATGGTTTTGCAGCGCCCGTGCTGATTTCTTTGGCCTGGGTTGGGCTCTTGCCTGCTGCCCTGGCGCCAGCATAGGTTATCGGTTCAATAATGCCTGGAGCAATAGACCCAAGGGTGACATCAAATAAACTTGCAGCCGAACGCCCAAATTGGGTCATTGGACCAGCCTCGACCATGTCTTTAACTTTGCCAACATTGCGGCCAGCTTTAGACGCGGTGTCAATTACTTTCCCAGATGCATCTACCTGGGGAATAGACGACGGACCAAGAGCCCCCATGTCTGATTGTTTTTTGGAAAGGCCTGCTTTAATAGCCTGCTCTGCGTATTCTTTTTTAGTTTGATTTAATGCGCCAAATAAATCCGTAGGCGCAGCTTCTTTGGGCGCTTCTTTAGGCGCCTCTTTCGGGGTTTCTTTTGATTTTTCGTACTCTGCTTTGGTTTTATTTAGCGCACCAAATAACCCGTCCATCCCGCTTGACGCAGTCGCTGGGGCGGCCGCAGCCGCTGGCTGAATGCCCAAAGTAATAAACAATGCCTTTCGGCTTTCGGCCGGCTGGGAGTCGAATTCTTCCGCGTTACTAAAAACCTTTTCCAGCATCCTGGTGTTGAGCGGTATGTCACCAGGACCTTTTAGACGACTGGCAATTGTTAATGCCCTTTGGATGTCATCCTTGGTTAGGTTTTTATGAACATATGGATCGCTCATCTTGGTTTCCTCGGGGGCGGAAGTCTTCCGGTTTCCGACAAACTTTTCAGGTTCAGAGCTTTTTGTTCAAATTCTTCTAATGCCTGCAAATTGGTTGGTTTTATTTTTTCGTAAGCCTTAATTTTTTCCGCAGGAGACAACCGGTCTGATGCAAAAATAGCCATGCCTTCAAGCACCCTGGGGTCTGCGTTAGCATCCCATGCTGCCCTGTATCCTCGCGCAAGATTTGATTCCCCATATCCAGCTTCTAAAAACTTTTCTGCACCCTTAGCTTGGAGCATTGCACCAAATGCATCTGCCCGCAGTTTGGTTGCAATGTTTTTGAGTACGCCTGGGGGGAAGCTGGTGTTGCCCATTGATTGGGAAACCAGTTCTGTGGTTGCGTCAGTCTTACCGCCAATTGCCTGATTGGTTGCAATAACCAAATCAGCAATTTCTTTTTCCAATAATTTGTATTCTGGGCCAAAAGCAGTTCTTAATCTTGATTCAAGTTCTCCAAACTTACCAGATTGGAAAAATCTGTCAGATTCAATTTTTTCAATAGTTTGCAAAACCCTGTCTACTCGGTCCATGCCGCTTGGCGCTCTGGATCGAAGGTCTGCCAGCTTTTTATAATAGCCTTCGCCTTCGATTCTTGCGGCTTCCTCGCCAGGCGCAAACGGCCGAACATCGCCTGCCTTGCGCGGTTGGAACGGCAACGCAAATCCTGGCCCGCTTGTTGGCGTCATGGTTGGGGCAGCGGTTGGAGCAGCGGTTGGAGCAGCAACAGGTGCAGCTTCTTGAGCGGCAGCCGGAGCAGCAGCCGGAGCAGCAGCCGGAGCAGCATTTGAACCAAAAGCTGGAGCGGCAGCAGCGGCTGGAGCAGCGGCAGCCGGAGCGGCTGGCACAATGTTCATTGGCCGCACTTCGCCGGTTCCTGGGGTCATTACCGCCGGACCAGGTAAACCAGATATCGGCTGCGGTGTGCGCAGGCCCTGTCTTGATTCTGCGCTGATTTGTGACTGGATCACATTGTCAAAATACTGTGGAAGTTTTGCAGGATTGCGCTCTGCAATTGTGTTTCCCATCCTCATCAATTCATCTACTTTTGGAGCCGGAAGACCGGACGCAATAGCTTTGGCGCGGATTTCGTCCAATGCCTCGCGGGCCTGATTTGGATCTCCGCTGCTAATCCGTGGGTCATTTCTGTAACCACCGACCAGGCCCATCAGATTGGCCGTCTGGTCTCTATTTAACTGAAATTGCGCCTGTTGTGTTTGGATTTTTGCCTGTTGAATCTGTTCCGGCAAAATTTCGCTTTCGCGCTGGTACAGTTGCTGACCACGCACAAAGTTCAACATTTCTGGCAGCGTCATTACTGCCGGAGGTTTTACTCCAAGGGATATTTCTGGTTTGATATTAATTGGCATAATTAGTCCTTACGCAAAACTGGTAAGTTCAGCTTGTGGCGCATATGCGCTTGTTGGCGCTCCGCTTGGCGCCGCTCCTAATGACGCCACAGGGGTCACGGCTGGGGCCTGTTGCGGCCGCATTCCATACATATAGGCGTAATTGCCAGCTTGGCCAAACGCTCCGCCTAGAGCATTTGCAGCACCCACCTGGCCGGCAGCTTGAGCAGCGCCCTGACCCGTGATTAGTCCTGTCTGTGACGCCGCAAAGTTTTGGCCAGCCTGAACGCCTGTGTTAACGGCGCCTTGCCCCATGCCGGCAATGTTGGCCAATAGGTTGTAAATGTTCCCGCGCTCAGTCTGGAAACGATTAAATGCTTGGCCGTATTCGGTGGACGCCAGGCCTTGTCCATAATCTTCTAGGGACCGCAATGTATTTCCGCTTAATGCCCCTCCGCCCACATTAGCTAGGCGCTCGGTAGCTTGGGTTCCAAGTCTCCGGCGAAATTCCATGCTGGGGTCCAAATACTGCGAAAATTGATCCGGACCAAATTGAGCAGTCAAAAACGGTTTCATCCGCTCTATGTCTTCAAGCGCCGTATATCCTTGTTCACGATATGGCGCCAGGTCTGCCCTAGAAATGTCAAACATTTCCCGTTCTTGGGCCATAGCGCGGTCGGCCGCAGCCGCTTGGGTCTCCGCAGCTTTTCTAGCGGCCCTTGCGCCCATGGCGCCTTGGACAATATTTCCTCCGACCGCTGCAACCGTTGCGCTTACTGGATCAGGCATTTTCAAACTCCTTCATATAATCTTCGTAAGTCTCGCCATACAATTTGGCGACAAATTCCGCAGCATTTGCTGCCCCGTCAAACCCGTGGACCAGGCGCACAACCTCAAGAACCAGGTCGTAATAACCAGCCCGCCACATATAAGCCTTATGCAATTGTTCCCTATTATCTTCTAGTTTGTTCGCACCAATCCACCTCAAAATTAAGCTGCTGACAATAGGTAACAAGTTGTGCGAATGAGCCTGGAAAAATTGGTTTTGGGGCAATTCCACCATTACCTGGTAGATCACCTTTTCCTTTTGTCTGGGCTCGACCGGATCGTTATCGCGCCAATCATCTAGGCCTTGGATAACGGACCAAAAGTCTAAAAGCCACTTTTGAGCGGCTGGCGGCAAAACTAAGGGTGCTAAATGTGTTTCGTTCATGGGTTGTAGTACGGAACCCTTTTGGATTCGCCATTGACAGTAATTTCAATAAAACCGGCTGGGGTCGCAGGCAATGTAGCCGAGCCGGCCGTTGCCGTGGAGGCGCTGGCAAAGTTTAATAAATTTAAAAAAAATAATTGCCAGGCGCGAGTTGGCCGGCCAGTTTGGTCTATCATTTGGCTGGTAGGAATCCGTTGATTCTGGGGGGTAGACATTAGTTTTCTCCCGCCTCTGCCTTGAGGTTGGCCGACACAATGACCGCTTTAACAGGGTCAGAAATGGACACCTCAAAAATCTTGTCTCGAGACCATCCCAGCCGGCGCCAGATAGCGCGGTTTTGGTATTTGCCCTGCTTGCCAATGCTGGTCCAGTATTCATTGCTCCATGTAGATCCGCCGTCATTGGACCACCGCAACATAGCCTGTGGGTCTTCTCCCTGGCCGGTCGATAATCCAACCCCAGGTTGGAATTGGATTTGAAGTTCGTGAAAATACTGCCTTTGGAGATCAGATACGATGTGCGGAGCCCTTCGGATTCTGCGGATTGGTTGGCCATCGTCCGTGTAATAGCTGCGGCCTAATTGATATATTTTGCCGTTTTCGTAATCACCAACCAAAACCTGTTGGTTAAAAAATGTGCAGCAATTGCCGCGGTGGCGTTCAAACTGGTTTGAGTTGTTTCTATACAACCATTTATGCCAAAGGCCGGTTGTGTTGTCATAGGCCCATGTCAGGCCGTTTTCGCCAACACTTGGAAACGAAACCACATAAACTTCGTGGCCCTCAAGTTGATAAGTCCAGGCAACCGCGTCAGAAACATTTTGGTTGACCAAGGTGGTCTCAACCGCGTGGGTTGAGATTCGCTCTGGAAAGTACCCGTTCATCCGCACAACCATGGCCTCGCCTCGGTTGTTTTTAGACACATAGGCAAAAGAGTTACCCATTCGAGACATGGACCATTGAGCCGCAATTCCCTGCTGGGTTGAAGTTCCTGGAATCCTGGTAAACGGAAACGGGACCGCGCCGGAATCAATCCACACCTCAGACGACATCTCTCCAAGAAGATAAACTTCTCTTCGGTCAACAATAATTGAAACCAGGTCGTCTGGAGATCCGTCTTTAGAAGCAAAAGACAGGGGGTCCGTAATTGGGCTCAGTAGGTCAGATGCGGCCCAAAGCTGAGAGTTTGGTTTATTGTAAACAAAGTAATTGTCGGTAATATCTACCGTTCCGCCGCCTTCAAAAGCGCCATCGGTTGACGGTAAGACCGTCCAGTTTAAGGCGTAGATGGTTGTTCCGGTAGAGGAATTCATAGCCGTTGAAGCAACAGTTTGGGACGGGGTCACGGTGTAGCTAGTCCCGCTTATTGCGGTGCTTGCAACCGCAGTCGTGATGCTTGTGTTCCATGTACTTCCGCTACCTGACCCGCTGATATTTGCCGTAATCCTTGTCCCTGCGGGAACGCCTGTACCTGTTAAAACTTGACCAACAGATATAGTTCCAGAGCTTAGGGTTCCAATGGTTAAGACACCAGTAGTCACCGCAATTGATGACCCAGTTGAGGCAAAAGTATTTACCGCCGTAATGGTCGTTGGGGTAGCTACCCCTGTGCCGGTGACATAGTCCCCGTTAGTGACTGTCCCGCTACTTACCGCAGTTACGCTTAAAACGGTTCCAGCAATTTGCCCTGTAAATTGAGCCGCAGAGCTCGGAACGGTCTGAGATGAGCTAACGGTGTATGTTCCCGTACCGCCAGAACCCGTTCCAAACTCCGTGATAATTGTTCCATCAGTCACCCCTGTGCCTTCAATTGTTTGGCCTATTTTCAGAGTGCCGCTGGTCACCGCGCTAACGGTCAAAGTTGCGCCAGAAATGCTTCCGGTCACAATAGCTGGTGATGCAACAGAGTTGATTGTGGTACTTGCAACGGTCTGGGAGTCGCTAACCGTGTAGGTTCCAACCCCTCCTGACCCAGTTCCCAGGGCAGTAATTACGGTGTTTTGGGCCATTCCCTGGCCAAAAATAGCTTGGCCAACCGCAATGGTTCCGCTTAGAACAGAAGTGACTGTAAGGGTTGTGCTGCTAATTGATCCGGTAAAAATGGCAGATGAAGGGTTAGAAATAAACCAGGTGTACCGGTAGCTATCGTCCACAATGTAGACATTGACGCCGTTATCCACAATCCCAACGATTCCCGTTGCGGTGTTCAGTTGCCCAATCATTTTTGGCGTGTAATCTGACTCCATGACATAGGCGAAATCACCGCAAACGGTGACAACCTGAGAGCCTCCAGACAAAGTCCGAATGCCCCGCACTTCTTCCTGGTTGGGCAAAATGGCAACAGTTTCGAGCCCTGGTGTTGGGTATAGCGCCACAACGCCGCGCTCTCCCTGGGCCTTAGTTGGGTCTATTTCGGGATAGAAATTGATGCACTCTTGGGCATCCTGATATATCGATGGCGCCTCATATGCTGCGCCAACGAATCCAAAATCCGGCATCAAAAACCTCCGGTTAAAATCCAGCCTGCATCGGCTCTCTTGCCGACAATCAGCGTGTCCTCAAATCTCGCTACTTGCATGGGTTTCATGTTGGTCCGCTTAATGGTCGATTTGGCGTGACTAGCAAACCCATTAATCATTTGGATTTGAGTTGTGCTGGCCTTTCCGTACATCGGCATTAGCCGCTCAGCCAAGCACCAGCGCAGGCACATTAAATAGCCCTGGGGAATGACAATCTCGTCATTAATCGATGTAAACCTTTGGAATAGAGTGTCGGCAAAAATATGCATTTCGCCTTGCGATGGGTTTGGCCAGACAATTATGGTTCCCAGGGTCTCGCCTGGCTGGTAATAAAGAGCCCGCGGCCAGGGTCCATTCAAAGTCTTTAAACCAATTAATTCGTAATTTTCCAAATTCAAAATAGCAACCGGATAGTCCAAACCACCATTTAATATGGGCTGGCCATTGGAGTTAGTGTTCACTCTCACAAATGACGAATTAATTGACAGGGGCCTTTCGTAGAAAGCCGAAATGGTAGTGCTTGCCACCGTCTGGGAAATGTTGACGGTGTAAGTTCCGTCTGAATTGATATTGCCGCCCGCGCCAGAACCAAATCTGGTAATTTTTGTGCCGGCTGCTACACCAGCGCCAGAAAGGGTCATGCCCAGGGCAATAGCGCCGCTTGAAACATCGGTGACCGTTAAGGTAGTTCCAGCTATTGAGCCGGTCAGGGTGCCTCCAATTTGGCCGCCTGGGCCAATGGTGTACTGGGTCTGGCCAGCCGTCAGGGTAAAGATAATTTCGGTCTTGTAGTAGACCATCATCTGCTCATTTGACCATTGGTCAATCATGTCATTGAGCATATCAAATGCATCCTGGGCATCCGCGGGAGCAGGGGTCTCACCAGCCTCGAGCGCCCCAATGTCTTTTAGGGCTCGGGAGATGATGTCGATTGGTTGTGTCATATCGTCACCTTAAATGTTTCCACGGCCCAGGGTGGCCTGGTCGATTGTGCCGACCGCAGCGCATCCAGTTGCTCTAATAACCTATATTTTATGAGATGTTTCCCATCTTGGGTAGAGTCCAGGTCCAGCCAATGGGCAACCTGATGCTCCGATGTGTCGTTGTCCACCATATGGACCGTCCGCATTTTCCAGTTACCTTCGGTTGCCACCGAATTCTGACCATCTGATGCCTGGCACCAGTATTTGACGGATTTTAGAATCCCATCATCAATGACGGTTTCCAGAATTTTCCATTCAAAGGTCGGCACTTATTTTCTCCATAATCTCATCAAAACTCTCTGCCACCTCCCAAGAGTTGCCGTTCATACCGTAGGCAACCCGCACTTTTGACCCATCTTCTTGGGTATGTTCAAAGATTGACGCAATCAGGTCTGTGTTAAGGATCAGGCCCTCACCGATGCGGCCCTTGGCGGCGTTAGTTAGTTTGATTAACTTCACTCAGTCACCTCAACCCAAGAGGTTGTAGCCTCGTCCCATGAGTAACGCTTGTTATCCGTTGGGTACGGTACTGGCGATTCCCACAGGCAAGTGTCCTCGTTTAGCAACCAAGACGCATAGGGTTTGGGAGGAATAAACGCATCACGCCCCGCATCGTAGGTGTAGCCTAGTCCCGCATAGTTCTTACGGAACGGCGTTCCACCTAATGCGTGTACCCCGCCGTGGGTGTTGTACGAAGTCTGCTTATAGACATCGCCTGTACGAGCGCAGAGGTCTGCCTCTTTACCGTCATCTTCCTGTCGCCCTACGGTGACAAAAGTGACGATGTTGTTTTCGTCAAGTTTTGCAAAGTGTGCCAATTGAATCTCCTTAACTAAAAGTTACTGTTTCTGATGTGGTTGATGTTGCGGTCACGGTGTAAATGCGAAAGTTTCCTGATGTTGACGATGATTGCGTTACACCCCCAGAAAATGTTCCGGTGTATTCCAACGGAACCCTAATAATCACAACACCTGAGCCGCCTGAACCGCCAGCGAAGTTATCACCGCCACCGCCGCCACCGCCGCCGGTATTTGCCGTTCCATTAGAGCCAGCAACACCCAAGCCTCCACCTGCTGCTCCGCCGCCTGAACCACCCGAACCACCAGCGAGTCTTGACCCACCTCCACCACCACCGGCCCGTGTTACAGAAGTTCCGGTTATTGACGATGCTCGTCCAGCGCCGCCATTTCCACCTTGACTAGCGCCTCCATTTGACCCTGCGGCATTAGCACCTCCACCACCACCGGCCAATCTATTTCCAGCGCCACCGTCAGTTCCATTACCACCATTGTTTCCGTACCCTGTGGCACCGCCGCTACTACCTTGGGTTGCAGTACCGCCTAAAGCGGCATTAAAACCACCGCCGCCTCCGGCTGAACCGCCGTTTACGCCGACCCCAGAATTATTAGCCGCACCACCACCGCCACCACCACCATTTGCGGTAGAAAGTGCAAAAACTGAATTACTACCACTAGTCCCTGCCGTGCCACCACTCGTACCACCAGCGGCGCCTGCTCCAACAGTCACGGTATAAGCAGTTCCAACATTTAACGATTGACCAGTTGCTTCAAGATACCCACCAGCGCCACCGCCGCCACCGTTGTCTCCACCACCACCCCCACCTCCAGCAATAACAAGAAAGTTTGTAGAAATGGTTGATGTTGATTTTTGAAAAAAAGTTACTGTTTCGCTAGTAGTGCTAGTTGCGGTTATAGAATAAACAAAAAATCCAGAAACAGATGTGCTAGTTGTATAGGTCACGCCACCAGAGAATGTTGCGGTTACGTTGTCAGGTACTTTAATGATGACAATGCCAGAACCGCCTGTGCCGCCGTTTCCTGTGGTGTCTCCACCACCCCCACCACCGCCGCCGGTATTTGCAGTTCCGCTTGTTCCCCCTGTACTAGCGTTTCCACCAGCACCACCACCACCCGAACCGCCAGCAGAACCTCCAGCAGATGACCCGCCACCACCGCCACCACCACCACCACGGGGAACGCTTGAGCCTGTAATGCTTGATGAAGTTCCTGCACCACCTATGCCTGTGCCAGTTGTTTTTCCTGCGCTACCAACCGCTGATGCACCGCCACCGCCACCGCCAGTTCCAGTAACGCTAGAGCCACTACCAGCGCCTCCACCGTTATTACCTTGAGATGGAGATGTTGATGGAGTATTTCCGTTGCCACCTGACGCAACAGCATTATCTCTAGCGCCACCGCCAGAACCGCCATTTGCACCAGTTGCGTTTGAACCAGAGCCGCCCCCGCCACCGCCAGCAGATGTAATAGTGCTGAATACAGAATCAGAACCACTACTTCCTTTATTGGCTGCCGTAGTGCTTCCAGTTCCACCAGCACCTACCGTTACTGTGTAAGCCTGACCAAAAGTAATAGATTGCGTAGTGCTTGAACGGTATCCTCCAGCACCACCACCACCACCCCTATCAAAACCACCACCGCCACCACCAGCTACCACAAGCACATCACTAATAAGTGCGCCAGCAAGGATAGTCACAGTCTCACTCGTTGTAGATGTAGCCGTTACTGTATATACGTTGTATCCCGCAACAGAAGTCGAGAGAGATGAAGTTACACCA